CCTGCAGGGATCGTCACCACCTCTGACACGGGGACGGTGACCAGCTCAATGCTGGCCAGCTCATCGGTAACCAAGGCAAAACTTGGGTCCGACGTAGCAAAAATCATTCAAGTGCAGACTTACAAAAACTCCACGCGAACTGTACTTCCCATTACAACGAGTAGTGGCAGTATTATAATGTGGACTGTCAGCTTTAACAAGCTATCCAGCACCAGCAACCTCGTGTTTAACGGCAATTTGCCTGGCAAACAAAACGCATCCGGCGCCCTTATGGGCATAGCTCGATACGGCACATCGGGTGACGTTTATGCCTGGGGATATGTCTACGAAGGCAGCCAATATATAAAGCTTGGCGTGATTAATGGATCTATACACAACTATACAACAACCGGCAGTCAATCGTTTTCCATTGGTTATCATGCAAATGGTAGTTCAGGTGATCACCCCTTTGTAGTTTGGAACCCAAGCACAGCTGATGAAGGCAGATTGACTCAAACTGTGTCACAACTCACTATTATGGAGGTGGAGCCTTGACTCTTTTTCTTGAGGCTGTTAAAAACCTTTGCGGCGGCTCTTACTTCAAGCTGGAAGGCGATGACGCTTACGAAAACATTGTGGAATGGTTTGTAGACACTCCTCCTACTAAAGAGCAGGTGGTCGCAGAGCATGCCCGACTGCTAGCTGAGCAGCCGTACAAGGAAGCAAAGGCCAAGAGGGCTGCGGCCTATGCCGTTGAATCCAACCCATTGGCTTTCAAATACCTCCGTGGAGAAGCCACTATTGAGGAATACACAGCCAAAGTTGCTGAGATCCGCAATCGTTACCCCTACCCCGAAGCTGAACAATGACGTTTGTCTGCGACAACGCCGACGCCATTATGGATGGGTCAGTACACACGGCTAATTCAAAAAACCCCTGCGTGGTCGGAAAAGCCCTGACCAATGCCAGCTAAATCAAAGCAAGGCGCTGCCAAAGTCGAGCACGTATCCCGTGCGGCCTACAAAAGACCAGCATCGGCAAATCCCCGTTTGCGGCGGAGTAGGACCAACAATAACTAACATTTAGGTACTTACAATGCTTACCATCCTTGGCGTAAGTCTCTCTTATGAGGCTCTTGCCTTTTTTGGCTTGTTTCTTGGCTCAGAAGCTTTGGCAGCAAGCAAACTAAAAGAGAATAGTATTATTCAAGTTGTTCTTTCGGTTATTTCATACCTGAAGCTCGTCCGTAAAGAAGACGATAAGATCAGACAAGTCAAAGACTCTCTCAAATAACAACAATGGTAATGTTGCCTGTTCGGCAGTATTACCCCCAAACAGATAGTGCTACCGGTCATGGTGATCGAATGTGTTTCTCAAGCACATGCGCTATGGCCATCAAATATCTTCTACCTGATGCATTGTCTGGGGTAAATGCCGATGATACATACCTAAAAAAGGTACTGAAATACGGCGACACCACCACTTCTATTGCACAAGTCAAAGCCTGTAATGATTATGGAGTCAAAGCAGGTTTTGCTACTAATGGCACAAAGGATAAACTACTTGCTGAACTATCAGCAGGTTATCCAGTAGCAACTGGTATCTTACATAAAGGCCCAGTCAGTGCTCCCCGAGGAGGTGGGCACTGGATGCTTCTTGTGGGAGCTGATGCAGAGTATGGCATCTTCCATGATCCCTACGGGGAGATGGATAATATCAACGGCGGCTACGTACGAATCGGAAGTGGTGGAGAAGCTGTTAAATATAGCTGGAGAAACTGGCTAAGACGTTGGGAGGTAGAAGCACCTGGCACTGGTTGGTACATGACATTTAGATCCAACAAAACCAGCACTGCAAACCCGACAAAACCTGCATCAATAAGCGATTGGCAGGGCGTCAAGGCAGTTGCTGCAGAGTGTGGTGCTAAGTACCCAGAAGTTGTGGCAGCTCAATGGGCACTAGAAAGTGGCTACGGTAAACACTTCTCTGGTAAGAACAACGCCTTTGGCCTTAAAGGTACTGGTACACAAGCTACTACCAAAGAGTTTCACAAAGGTCAATGGGTCACAATAAACACGTCATTTATTGACTTCCCGGATCTACGTGCTTGTATTCAATATCTTGTAGATCGTTGGTACAAGGACTACAAAGGATTCAAAGGTATTAATCGAGCTGTCAATCGTAGTGAATGTGCTCAACTTCTGGTTAAAGAGAAATACGCTACAGATCCTGATTATGCGACCAAGCTAATCAAGCTTATGGAGCAAAATGATTGAAGCTGCAGTATCTGCAACCATCGCTCTATTCACTGCTGTTGTAGCACTAAATTCACGCATGCAAGCTCGTATAAACGAAGTCGATTCACGTATTGACCGTATCGAATTAAGAGTTGCAGAGAAATATGTCCAACGAGAAGAGTTATCAACGGCTCTTCAAAAGATGGAGGATCACATGATTCGCATCGAAAACAAACTAGATCAAATTGTATTGAGACATGGCTAAGAATAAGGCCACTGAGGATCAGTTTAATGAGTTACATAACCTTGTTACATCAGAATTCCTTAGCCGAATCAAATCTGGGGAAGCATCTACTGCTGATCTAAAAGCTGCCTGTGATTGGTTAGCCAAGAACGACATCAGTGGTGTCGCATATGAAGGCAACCCTCTCGATAAACTGGCAACAATAATGCCAAAAGTTGATCCAGAACTTGTTCAACGGAGGCTGTATGGCAGAAAAGAGTACAGCTGAATACTACAAAGACAACCCTGAAGCTGCTGATCAACATCGCAGCTACATGCGTAAGTACAACAAGAAACCAGGCAAAAGTAAGTATCGGTCTGAGCTAAACAAAGCTCGTCGGAAACGTGGCATCTACGGGAAAGGGGGCGGAGATCTTTCTCACTCTCGTAATGGTGCTCTCAAAATTGAGAGTCCATCAACAAACCGCGCACGTAACGGACACGGGAATAACAACCGATACAGATGACTCCATTGCTACCTACACCTGATCACTACCTCCAAAATCTAATAACGATGACAAGCCCTGAAGCAAAGCGGATGTGGCGAAGAGCCATTAAGGAACACTTCAACTGTCGATGCGTTTACTGTGGAGAAATTTATGAATTACATGAACTTACATTGGATCACGTACGTCCTCGCTGCTTTGGTGGTGAAGACCTTACAAGTAATCTTGTCCCTTGCTGTTGGAAGTGTAATCAGGCCAAAGGTAGTAATAACTGGCTCACATGGATGAGAGCCACATACGGTCATAACCCCTTGAGAGAGGGACTTATCTTATCTCATATTAAGTAAAATGGCAAAACCTAAAAAACCTTCAATGTTGACCCGTCAACGTCAACTTAGAAGGCAGCAACAGCAAGTCCGAACTGCATCAAGTAATAACTTGCCACCTCGTGGAGGTACATCAGGTGGTGAAGGCGGCAGGCTGGTTCGCAATCCTAGGGGGCAGGCTACATCAAGCCGTGTCGAGCAAGTGAACGTTAGTGACGAGGGTAGTAGACCAACGAGACGCCTACCTAGTTCCTCTACACAAACACAAAATACCCCAAGTACATCGACTAATGCCACGAAACCTACTCAACCTCGACTTCCTGCTGGTAGCCCTGGTGGAGCACTAGCACTGCGTGCTAACCGCCCAGGTGCAACGGCAGCAGTCGCCCAGCTAGGTTCAGGCCTAATTGACGAGGGGGTCAAACGTGTTGTAAGAGCTATTCAGCAAGAGCGCAGTCAGCGAGCAGCTGAATCTGGTCAACGTGGACGGTATACCCCAGGTGATCAACAGGTCAGATTTGATAAACCTGTCGATAAGAAACCTGCTGGTGTAGTACCCGCTGCACAACAACGCACCACTGTTGTTCGTAGTCCTGCTCCTAAGGCTGCTCCTAAACCTGAACCTAAAGCAGAAGCACAGTCTTACCGTGACGAAAGGGATACCAAAGGACTGTCTGTTGGTCGTTACTACACCCTTGCAGAACATCGAGCTGCTGTACAGGCAGGTAAGTCACTAAAGATTGGATCAAAGTTTGATACAAAGTCTGACCTTGGTGTTAATCCCAAATTCTCAAATAAAGAGTTGGATACCTCCAAAGTAACTGACAAGTCAAACGAGTACGACAAGAAGAAACGCAAGAAACTAAATGGCTAATCAGATCCTAAATCCAACCCCCAAAAAATCAAGCAATAACGTTGCTCAAATGACCCCTATTGATCGTCAAGTATTGAGGGATTATGCTGAAACCCTAAAACGTGACGGCTCTAGAAACGCTGCAAAAGAATTGGAGCGCATGAACCGTATGTATGCCAAATACGGGATGAGCTTTGGTAAACTTCCTGACGCTTAACTTACCTGTCCACTAAGACATCCCTTTAAGAAGCCCCTAGAAGGCCTCTATTTATCCACTAAGGTATATCCATACTCTAAATG